AGCTTTGGTGAAAATCACGGAAGAAATAAATTAAAATCTGAGCAAGTTATCAGTATTCGTAATGAATACAAGACTGGTAAATTTTCTTTTAGACAGCTTGGGAAAATTTATGGTGTTGACGGCAAAACCGTATCTGACATTGTTCGTAACAAGCTGTGGCAACGCCTACAATAGGTAAAGGAGAATATTTTGGATCTTTTTAAACCCCGTGGTGCTGCTGCACCTCGAAACCCAACTGATAACACACAGCAGAATGGTCAAATTATCAATGTGCCTCGTTTTTCGCAAATGGGTGGATTGAAAAATGCCGCTGCAACAGGAACTAAAAATCGCATGACGGTTGAAAAGCCCGGCGGTAAGCGCGTTATCTAATGCGCTTTTTTATTGTTTACTTGAGGGGATAACAAATGTCACTTGAAGATTTAAGCTATGAAGCCCGTGATGAACTGGCTCTTTTGGCTCGTCAACTTGCTGAGAATCCAAAAACCCGCAAAGCTTTCTTGCGTCTAACGAAAGAAGCCAAACCGGATATGCCGATTCCTGAACTCGAAATTGAAGATTCAACCAATTACGCTGTTCAGAAAGCAAATGATCGAGTTGCTCACCTTGAAGCAAGAATCCAGCAAAAAGATGCAATGGATGAATTGAACAAGCGTCGTAGCAGATTAAAAGAAATGGGCTTGGTTGAAAATGACGAACAGGTTGAACAAGTGGAGAAAGTAATGCTAGAAAAAGGTATTACTAACCATGAAGTTGCTGCTGATTACTGGAAGTACATGAATCAATCCGCTGCACCTACACCAACTGGATATAATCCTTCTGCGATTGGCAAGTTTGACTTGTCAGCGTATTGGAAGAATCCCGTTCAAGGTGCGCGAAATGAGGCAGCAAGAGCACTATCTGATTTACGGCGCAATCCTAAACCATTAGGGTTGTAATTAAAGTAGGGGATGTTTTTAGATCGGAGATAGATTATGCCTATTGGTGGCGGCATTCTTCCGGCTTCGGGTTCCACTCAATTCACAGAGTTGACCTACGTTACCCGTAGGGCATTTATCCCGAAGCTGGTAGTACAACTTTATAATTCAACACCGCTTATGGCGGCACTGATTGCTAACAGTCAGTCTGCTTCTGGTGGTGTTTCCTCTGTAACTGTACCTGTTCAGGGTTCTCAGTTCGTAAACGCTCAGTGGTCAGACTACAGCGGCTCGTTCGCTCAGCCTTCTGTCCAACAGGGTGCTTACAACGCTGAATTCAACCTGAAGCTGATGATTGCACCAGTACCGTTCCTCGGTATGGAAGGCGCAGTCCAGCAAGATGCAGCTGTTATTCCTCTGATCGAAGCGCGTATGAATGACGCGACTAACGTGATGATGGATGCTATGGCGACATCACTGTACAACAACACGACAAACACTCAGCAGTTCACTGGCTTGCCAGCGGCGGTGTCTGATTCTGGAACTTACGGCAATATTGATCGTTCTACCTATACTTGGTGGAAGTCGAAGCAGTATGCTGCTGGTTCTGTAAACCCAACTCGTCAGAATATCCTTCAGTACATTTCTGGTACGGTCAAAAATGGCGCAGAAGTGCCTACGTTTGGCGTATGCGGATTTGGCACTTGGACATTGCTGGCACAAGATTATGTCGGTCAAGAACAATACGTCTTAACACCGGGTTCCGGTTTTGATGGCGATTCCAATGGCCCTCAGTCTGGCTTCCGCGCTTTGATGGTTGCTGGCGTTCCTATTTATCCTGATCCGTACTGCCCTGAAGGTACTGTTTACTTCCTGAACAGCAACTACCTGTCGCTCTATATCCATGAGCAGGGTTCGTTTGTCTTTACAGGTTTTGAATCGACACTTCCTAACTGGCAGATTGGTTATGTTGGTGCTGTGCTGATGATCGCTGAACTGGTCAACACTAAGCCCAAATCCATGACCAAGGTGACAGGCTATAACTCGCTCACATTGTAAGGAGAAATAGTCATGTCTAATAAAATCCTCGTAGCTGGTGCATCAACTAACGCTGCTGGTGCATTTATTCAAGCATATGCTTTGGGTAATGCAACTGCCGTTGTTCCCGCTGGCGATTATTACATTGCTCCAACTGCTAACGTCACTATCGAACTGAATACGAACACAACTGGAAACATCAGTAATGCTTCGTATCAGGTTGTAGTTGCCAATAATACTGGTGGCTACTTTATCGCTGATGGCGTAAACATTCGTGCTAATGTCCTTTCTGGTACACCAACCATTACTCTGTTCCAAGTGAATCAGGGTCAAGCGGTTAGTGAGACTTACGCATAAGGAGCCAACATGAATGCTAACCATGTAGGATCATTGTTCCCAAATGGCTTTGGTAATTTTGCACTTGGTCGATCTGTAACCGTTAATGTGGGTTCTGTTGCCAATGCTGTTGTTCAAATTCCCATTGTCGGAGCAAGTTCATACATTGTTCGCAGGATTACGGTAGCTAATGCAAACAAGTCGATTGCAACTGCAAATGTGACTGTTACCACCTCTAACGATGGTAATGTTTCAAATGCGGTTGCATCACTGACAACGCTAAGCAACGTAACTAGCACTTCCACGTATCAAGACTTAACTCTTGCTGCTGGCGCTGCTACTGCTGTTTATTCGTCGGGTTCGTTGTACGTCAACGTACCTGCCGCCGTATCCAGCGGAACTTGCGACATTGTGGTTTACGGAGATGCGGTAACTCTATGACGACTGTATATGTGACTAACAAGTGGGAAAAACCGCTTGTCGATGAATATGCGTATAAACCATATACGTTCCCTGTGGACGAATCTGTTGAAGTACCTATAGAAATTGCCCGTCACATATTTGGTTATGGTTCTGAAAATAAAGAACCTTTTTTGGCTAGACTCGGTTTTGCTAAAACAAAGAATGACATTCCTAGCGGGTTGGAAATTCTTGAAAAATTTAGCATTACCGAATCTATGCCAGTACAGGATCGCTCCTTATCCCCGGCGATTGACCAAGTACCCCCACCTATCCCTTTACGGGGGGTGGGGAGAAAAGTCGAAAAAGCCGCTTAATTATGGCAATTAAATGGCAACTTTATCCGGTTACATCACGGAAGTTCGTAGGCTGCTGCATGATGCCAACGGAAACTTCTATTCTGACTCTGAACTAACGGACTACATTAATGAAGCCCGTAAGCAAACAGTTAGGGATACTGGTTGTCTAAGAAAAATCCAAGTATCACAAACTCCAATGTCTCCCGTAGCGGGTGGAGCAAATCCTGTTGCTTGGACTGCTGGTGCTACTGTTGCGTTAAATGACTACGTATTTTCAAACATCTTCATTTACAAAGTAACTGTAGCTGGTGTTTTAGGAACTACAGCACCTCCTTATCCAGCATCAAATTATGCGTATCCCCCAACAACACCATTTACTGACGGAACTGCTACGCTGCAATATGCTGGTAATTGCGAAAAATTACCTTACGCATCATTCCCTGACAGCATAAATACGATTGATATTTTAAATATCAACATTTATTGGGGAAACAGTCGCATTCCTTTGCAGTATTTGCCGTGGACTCAGTTCAACGCTCAATTACGTTATTGGCAAAACTACATAGGTAGGCCAGTAGCATTCACTGTTTATGGACAGCAGACAGCTTTTATCTCTCCTGTTCCAGATCAGGTGTACACCCTTGAGATGGATACGGTTGTGCTGCCTGATGACCTTGTTTCATCTAACGAGGTTGATGTTCTTATTGAGCCATACACTACGCCAGTAGCTTACTTTGCTGCTCATAAAGCGAAGTTTAAAGAACAGAGTTATGGGGAATCTGAAATTTACAAACAACAATATGCACAAGAAGTTCGTAGTGTTCTGGTTACAACCATGACACGACGCATTCCTAACCCTTATAGCACTCCATTTTAATTATGGCTGCGGCTGAACAAAAAAAGTCGTACAAAGTAATTAAGCAATTTCGTGGCGTAAACACGAAAGCAAACCGTACTGCCTTAGAGGAAGGTGAGTTTTCATGGCTAGAGAATGCCATGCCTATTGGTTATGCAAATATTAAAACTATATCAGGCGAAAAAAATACGGCAGTAACATTTGCAAATGTTGCTAGTACATTAGTTTCCGCAAACATAAACAACAAAGACTATCAACTTGCATTTCAAGAAGATGGTCGTTGTGAGTATGTTGACGTAGAGACAAGCACAAAAGGAAATGTTGCTGTTAGTGGTACTTTTTCAAACTCAAGGGTCAACATAACGCAGTTTAAAGATGAGCGCGTTTTGATCGGTGATCCTGATAATGGTGTTTACAGTTGGGATGGCACTAACCTTGTCTCTATTGGTTCCGTTGGATTCATAGGAATTACTAATGGAGGAACTGGCTACACGACTACACCTTCTGTAGTTATTTCAGCTCCTAATGAAACAGGTGGCGTACAAGCTCA